CTACTTCTTCGCCCGATCTAATATAACCTTCGGGGACATTGCTCTGTGGTACTCCATTAACCTCTACTACAAAGATCTTACGACCATTAGCATTGACGTAAGTTACAAGCTCGTAACCTGTATTATCAGGGTCTGTGTCACCACCTTCATAGCCGCTTAACTGCTTAAAGTTTTTATATCGCTTTTCGACAGAACCACCTTCTGCCATTTCCATAGCACCTTCAGGTAAGTCCATATCGTCAGGTACATCAAAATACTCTGGGGATACAGTGTCAGGAACAATGGCTTGTTCAGCATTGCCCATCTGACCCATGTCTTCCATCTGGACTAAACCTTGTTTAGCGACTTGCCGCATCTTCATAAGCTTTTCAAGACCTATGTATCGAACTACGTCGGCTGGAAAAACAAACTCACCCTCGCTGAGTCGAGCTTCTACATCGTCTCGCACTTCTTGTTGAAGTGCTCCAGGCGGTACTTCATTACCAGATACAGGATCAACTGTACCACCTTCGTCCATAAGACCGCTTTCGCTATAATCCACCATCTACATTAACCTCTTCCCGTAGCATTTTTAAACGCTTCAATGCGAGTATTGATCCCTGCGTCCGATAGAGCAGGGTAGTGTTGTCTTGCTGTTCCATAGTCCGATGATGCATGTCTATAAGCTCATCAATATAATTATTGAACGATTGCCATTGGCGGTTGTTGTTGACCATTGGCTTGAGGCTGCTGAGTATTTTGTGGTCCATTACCTGAGAATCCTGGTTCATTTGGACCTGGGGCTACGCCAGTACCTATAGTACCGCCCCCAGCTCCTGTTGGGTCTAACGGGTTTGCACCTGCTGGTGCGCCTTGTTGCTGCTCTCCAACAGCCTCTGCCTGAGCTTGCATACCGCCAGCTTGAGCAATTAGTGCAGCCTGACGCTGCGCCTCTTCCATGTTGTTCGTTACTTTTTCTGGATCTAACTCAAGTGACTTAGCTATCTCACGAATGATGTAAGATGTCTTAGAGAAGGGGGCTAGCATTGGGTTGCTTGTAATCTGCAAGAACTGCATCAAACGCTGACTTCGAACTTCGTTAGCCATCAAGCTTTCAGTTCCGCGAGCCTTAACCTCAAGATCACCTTTGATCTCATTGTCAAAATCAAACTGCATATTAAACTGAAACAGACCTTCACCTAATGGTCTAAGCAGATAATCATCGATGTTCTTAATGACTGTCTTAATACCACCACTAGCAGCGTTCATTAACATGCTAATACCAGAAGCAGTTCTGCCTACGCCTGTGACACCTGTTTGTCCATGAGCAAAAGAAGGCAGTCCTGTTGACTCATCTGCAAGCTGTCTTGCTTTGTCAAACAACTGTAAGTTTTCACCAGCTACATTTGGAAACTTAGTTCCAAAGATAGCCTGACCAGGCGCACCTGATTGCCTACGGAATACCTTGCCCGGGTATATAGACATATCCTGACCTGGCACTAGGTTTGTTTCGTCAATTTCAATAAGAAGGTTGCCAGACAATACAGCATTATCTACGGCCATACGCATGAAGCCATTCATTAGAACCTGCGTATCTTCCATGTTCTCAGCTAAGCCTACACCAAAGAAGCTATAGGGGTTATGCTCATAAGGAACAGCCATGTAAGGAATACGCATAGGCTTGAATGGGTTCATTACTAATCTGATTAGCTTGTTGTTACAGACCCATGCGTTAGCATGTACTTCTTCCATGCCCTCTAACTCAGATGGTATTTCCATACCACTTTCTTCAAGATCTGCTACTTCGATAATGCCCCAGTATTCAAGCACCTCAAAACGATTTATGTCTGTATATTGCTGGTAATCCTTAAGGGTATCTTCCCAGTACTCACGGTTAAAGTTCTCGCCCATTTCAATGCATTCTTCTATTGCATCTTCTCTAAAGTGTGGGCGTTTCTTAAGACCACGCAACTGAGAGCGATTTAGACGATGCCTTTCAAAAACGTACTGAGCGTCATCTACGCGTGTAGCATCTGGATCTGGATAGAAATCCCAGATAGATACATTACTTACTTGTGGAACAAGCTTGAATAAAGGGTCGTAATCACCTTCGTCTGTCCAGTTAGGGTATTCTTTATCAGTTGCGAATGGGCCTTTCATTATACCCGTTCCAAACAAAGACATCTCAAAAGCAGTGCTTCTAAGATGTTTGCTTGCGTTGGATTCTTCCAACTGATCCTTGATCTTTTTCTCCATCTTCTTAGCAGCCACCATAGCTGGAAAGAACGTAGCAGAGCTGGGTGTTGCACCAGCCCCTTCTTTAACGCCTTCCACGCCCTCTAAATCGCCAGCAATAGGGCCAAGCCTATCCATAATAGAGTTAAGTGTATCGCCTGGTTGCAGTTCAGTGCCGTCACCAGGAAAACCGTAAGGGGAAGTAGGGGCTGCTTGCTGCTGTTGCTGGTCAAAGTGGACAGCCTCAGCTACCTTTTCTGGTAGCTCTGTGGGGTCAACACTAAGGGGGAATGAGTTATTAGCAAACAGAACATCTGTAATCTGTCCATAGGCAGCTAGTACTTTAGTTTTAGTTACTTTAACAAAGACACGAGACTTTTCAGATTCAGTAAACTGCATTTCATCTGAGTAAACACCGCGATAGTTTTGATAAGCGGTTAGCCAGCGTTTTTCATCGTATATTCTGGCATCTGATGCTTTTGTCCACTTGCTAGCAATCATATCTAATATGGATCTAACAGTAACATCACCATCGTCTTCTTCTGACTTTGAGTCGAGAACAAGTGCTTCATCTGTTTCAGGAATGAGTTCTTCGTTATCAGCCATTTAATTTTTCCTAATAGCCAAACACACGGTCAATAGGGGCGTATGTCTGTGGGGTTGAGCTAAATCCAAATGTCCCGAATCTAGGCCTGCTCATAATTCCATACCTGAGTGAATCGTAAATATGATCTTCAGATTTGGTGTCGATATCTTCTGGGTTTTTCTTGTCCAGTGGTATGACAGGAAGCTGAGCTATAAGATTAGTCAGACTAGAAAAGAAAACTATCTGAGACTCAAATGTGTCTTCGTCTACTTTGAGGCGTCTGTGTAATTCGTTCTTGCCAGCTACTCGACTGCCAGCACTTCGATCTGAGGGTCTCCATCTACACCCTCTAGATATCATTTGCTCTGCAAGGCTAGGTCCAGTGTCCCCACGCTTATGCCAACAGCTACTATCAAGAACACCGTACTTTATATTCCCGTCATCTTGCTCAAGCTCAAGCACCATGTCCGCCAAGTCGGATGCCAATACTTTCGATACATACAACTCGCGATACACGATAAGTTGCTCGTCTGGATTAACTGCAAACCAAAGTACAGCAGAATAACTTCCATATCCGTAATCACACGATCTAAACTTTGTCCATGTCTTGGGGATTTCATAAGGTTCGACAACATGGACATTCCTATCGAACTCTGTAAAGGCAGCACCTTCTGATATGTCCCAGCTACCCTCTAGTAGCTGTCGTCTCTGGTGCTCAGGTAATGACAGCAGGTTTGCTTCGTAATCACCCTGTTCTGATAGGTAAGGGTTATCTGCCAACCTTGCTGGTATAAACCGTCTTTTAAACAGAGCTTCGCCCTGTCTCTTATGACCCGTTGGATACCTTAAGGTTTGACCTGTATCTATATCCGTAGCGTCAAATGATTCACCAAACACAGCTGGATCGATGAACATCTTCTTAACCCACGCATGTCCTACTCCACCTGGGTTTGTCGTAGCTCTCATAAAGATTGGCAAATCTGATGCCGTAGAACGCAATCGAGAGCGTAGGTAGTTCCATGCAAATGGCGTTTGCCACTGTGTCATCTCATCCATACCTATCCAGCTAAAGCTGAGACCCTGATAACGAAGCACGTCTTCATCTCTGTCTAGGTATGAAAGCCAGAGTCTTGCTCCTGACGGAGCTACCCACTGCATCTTTCTTTCCGACCACTTGATGCCTGGATAAACCTTCGGGTATAGCTCTTGGCTTTTCCAGATCAACTCACGTAGTTCTTCTGTAGTCTTACGAAGTAGAAGTCCGCTGAATTGTGGGTGGGTCATATACCGTAATGGATCGACCAACATCGCGTAACTTTTACCGCCGCCAGCAGCTCCACCATATAGGCATTCTCTTTCTGCTGCGGCTAGGAAAGCTGTCTGCGGCCCTTCGTTGGGCTTAAAGATAACATTCCGTTCTTCTTCAGGTGCTGCTTCGGCAGGTGGACCACTAACCTTGGCTGATTGCAGTGTCTTTTGTTTTTGCGCCGACTCTTTCGGTTTCGATGGCTTCCGCTTTTTCGATTGCCGTTTGGGCATATTCGGCCCACTTGCGGAGAGTTGCCGCTTTGTTTTTTCTAGATCGCTCATGTAATAGCCGCTTGCGTAATCCTGTGTGAGATATGTATCGACCCGTTTTTGTGAACAACCATTCAGATACTTTTCTATATGAATATTGTTTTACGTAATCTCTCGCTAATTCAAGTGCAGCTAGTTCAAGAACAATAGGCTCAAGTATATCTGGATCTTCTTCGCTTTTTTTGTACCCATACGGAACTGTTCTAGCTATCCGTGGTACAGGTACGTATTCACCGTCATCGTCTTTAATGTCTGTTGGCTGGGGTAGTTTAAAATACCCAAAGCTGTTACTCCGCATTTTGCTTAGGCGGCAGAAGTATTACACCACCGCTAGCTTCTACAGATACTTTCTCTGTCTTAACCAATCCTGTGCGATCTAGTATCTGGTTAGCTGCTGCTAGCTTATCGCGATTGCCTAGTGCAGTAGGATCGCTGACAACGCCTACCATAGCCATAGCAGCACGAGGTGCGTTACGTGATAGAAAAGACTGAGTATGATCTATGATCTCATCCTTGAGTGAGTTAGTAACCTCAGAGATAGCCGTAGCATCTGAGTACCCAGCAAGGCGCATAGCGGTTCGCATATCACCGCCACCATCTTCAAACAAAACATTCAAGAATGTCTGCTGTCGTTCTGTAAGTTGTCTAGCCATTATCCTACCTTCATCTGCAAGGCCGCAGTCTGTGCTCGTTTGCCTACTTGTACTGCCCATCTAGAGTCAAGCATTTGAATCGACGCTTCTTCGAAATCCTCGGCGTGAATTCCTGCCCACATTTTTTTAAACTTTTTGAGTCTTGGGACACCCATGTTGAACGCCATATCCATGAGCACCATCTGTCTGGTCGCGGACAATCCGTCAATGCAACTGTGTGCGGCCATGAGTTCCGCTTCCACGATAGCGATGTCATTACAGGCCAAATAGACAGCATCATCATAATTTATACCATGCTCATAAACTGCTTCGATGTTTGGGATATCTAAGTGGTCAAGCTCTTCTTTGCTTATGCCACGATCTTCTAGGTTTCTTCCTATGCCTACCGTATCTATGCCTAGTGTATCTTTGTACACTGACATCCTATAACCCTCGTGCTTTACAAGAGACTCGACAAAGGCTTCTCTGCTGTATTTCATTTACCAGCCCCTAGTACTGTTTTGAGTTTGACTAATTCCAGCTCAAGTTGATGAACTCTTACTATTGTGTCTTGCACAGATTTAGGTGGCTCAAACTTATCAATCCATTCATCGTTTTCTTCTACCTCAGCCATAGTCAGTTCAAGATTGTGCTCAAGAAAGCTGATGCGTTCAGTCAAGCCAAAGTAAACCCACACAGATACTGCGGTAAAAGCAATCATGCTAATTAGATTACGAAGGGGTATTGTTACTTCACTACCCTCATTAATTTTAGTAGCCACCTGTTTCATTTTTCGTTATTGAGCCAAACCGCAAATGCACCTGTCATTGCCCCCGTGACCACACTCACCAGAGCTGACTGCTGAGTTGTTGGGTCGGGTAGAAGCATGAACCACTCCACTACTCGCCACCCTGACACTGACATCATCAGCATCATAAAGCGTGGCAGTATCTTCCAAGCCAGTATTCTTTCCATTGCTACGGTCACGATTGATCCTCGCTTGCTCTGCTGTAGTTCTGTTGTGCATGTCCCACATGTGGTACATTACTTCTTACCGAAGAATTTAGTTGCGCTACGCACGCCAAAAGAAGCGGCAACGATAACGCCCAAGGAATATTGATACCATTCAGGCATTGAGTTGAGCTGCGCGAATCCATTTGCAACAACCTCTTCCATTCCAGGTATGAATGCCAAGATCAGTGGTATGCTAAATAAAATTACAAGCCACTCATCAGCCCATGAGTTGCTTTTACCTTTAGCCATCTCAAGATCCCAGTCGATCTCGCCTGTGGCTTTCTTCTGCATGACGGTAGCTTCGGCTTGTGCCTTAGCAACCTTAGTTGCAGAGACTGCTTTCTTTTCTTCAACCTTACCCTCAAGCCAAGTGCTGGCGAGGGATGATATTGGTCCTATTAAAAGATTGAGCATTATCTGTTTCTAAGCCTTTCTATGACGTTTAACTTTCTTAGCAATCTTCTTGGGTTGCTTAGAATGCTGCTCGCCTTTTTTAATAGACTTACGCTTCTTCTTTGTAGTTTCTGCATACTCTTTATCAGACAAACTTTTAATCGCAGAAGCAGGTAAATAGCGTTCGCCTGTAGCATTCTTACCCTGCGTAGAAGGTTTTCCACTCTTGGTGCTCCACTTCTGTCTAGTCCATTTCTTAAGACTTTTTTGAGATTTCTTAAGGGGCATTACAAAATACCTTTAGCTTTAGCTACGAAGTAGAACAGGCCACCTACCGCTGAAAGAAGTAGACAAATTATTATTGTCCATCCAAGAGCTTCCATTATGTCTGCTCTTTTTTTAGCGGCCATCTTCCGTTGGTGTTGTCTGGACTTTCTGGCCTCAGCTTGGAATCTTTGCCAGTCATCCCAAAGACCACCTCGGCCTGTCCAAATCATAATTTCCTTCAGGCTGTTTTCTTGTTCGCGTATCTTTTCAAGAGCCATGAATTCTTCTAGGTCTGTATTCTTCTGGCCTGTCTTCTTTCTTTTATTCCCACGCCGTTGCAGTTCTTCTTTGGCAAACACAAAGTCGTTGATCTGCTTGCCTGCTGAAGCCAGATCACGCCCGTTGCTTACACACTGTTTGATTACGGCAAAGGCCGCGTTGGCTGCTGCAAGCTCCGCGAGCATTCATTTCCCCTTAGTATATTTTTATGATGTCATCCTCGTTGACCATACGAGGCAGGCAATAAGCTGCTACTCTGTTTCGTGTATAACCAAAGTAATCGTTCTGTGATGTGTAGGTTCGGCTGACCCTGTTTGCGAAATACAAACACTCGTTAAGGTCTCTAAAGTACATATCATTTGATACGAGCTGTTCACCGCCGCCTGGCTTAATCAGAAAGACCGACAGCAAGAACAGATGTACAACCATCAGTCTTTGTAGCCGCCTCCAGCTTTCTTGTATTGCTGCGCCAACATCTGTGCCTTTCGGGCTGACCACTGACCGGGCTTACCGCCTTTACTGCCAGCTTTGATCTTGTTGAAGAGACGCTTACGCATTGTAGGCTTGGTGTAATTACCAGCCTCATTTACCTTGCTTTTTGTTTTTGGCTTTTTGCTTGGCACGATCTGACAGATCCTTAAAATGAAACACCTTCTTGTATGACTTGGACATAGTCTTGCCAGTCATTATTGTCCCGTCTTTGTGTTTGTGGATTTCACCGCGATAGGGTTTGCCATCACGGAAGTAATGAATACCAGCGGCCATTATTTGCTATAGTCCTTGACCATGCCGCCTGCTGCGTACATATGAACCTTCTTATTGGCCATACCACCCTTCATCATTCCAGGCCGTTTCTTGGCCATTCTCTTTTCTTCGTACCTAAAATCCGTTTTCTTTTTACCGTCAGGAAATTTAGAAGTTCTGTCTTTGTTATTCATGGGGTTGTTAGGGTCAGCCTCGTGATACTCACCCGTCATTTCTTTGTACTCAGCAAAACCTTTTTTACTCATTGTCATCGGCATTTAACAATCTCCAGATTACCATTTAACTTTGTCAGCCCAGTAAGCAGCTGACATTTTACCCTTGGCTATATTCTTTCCGTGCCTAGCCTTGAACGAAGCACGTTTCTTTTTCATCTTGTCGGATTCACCTGACTTAGGCTTGCCAGCTGTGCTAGCGCCTTGTTCACCAAATCTTATAAGCTTGATCTTCGTACCTTCTTTAGCCAGAACAGCGTGTGACTTAGAGGGATGCTTAGGTGTGCGCTTAGGTTTGTTGTAACCTGAGAAGGTCTCACCTCTGTATTCAATGCTCATGTTGCTAATCCTTCTGGAACACACCTGAATTTATACTGATGTGGTCCAGGCATGATGAAAGTCATCTGTTCGATCATTACCTGAGTACGAGCAAGACACTCTTCTTCCGTTTTGTACGGTCCATAGGTGTCTTCAGCGACAATACAGTTGCTTTCAGCTACTAAAGAGCAGGCTAATACCATTGCAGTGTACAACATCAGGGTTCTTTCCAGCCCTCAGCCTTCATAGCCCACTCGACGTGCTCTAATCCGTAATCAATACCAGTGTCCTGTCGGATTTTGGCTCGTACGTAGTAGACATCGGAGTGGGGGAAGTTCAGAGCTGTATCGTTACGGTGGGCTTTACGATAGAATTCTTCTAATACAGATAGGTATACTCGATTGTTAGACATTTGTCAACTGTAATTATACACTACAAAGATTTTAGGGGATGAAATGCTTAGCGTTCCCATTATGAGTAAGGGATACGAATAATACACACTATAATACACATTAGTTTATGTAACATTAGTAAGTGTTCAAGCTTTTATAGTGCTTTTTTTCATTAGTCTTAGTGAACATTTACTTATGTAAGTTATAACGTTTTCTAAATCACTTGTCAAGTGTAATAATACACTAAAGATAAAAATATATAGCGTGTGCTGCACCCTTTATGCTCAAGCTTTTGTCGTATCAACTAGTGGTTTCCAGTTTATATGCCTGATCTGTGTACGGTTACAAGCATACGTACGCCCATACCCCCCATGTCCCATGCCCACCCCGTCATCTTCGCGCGTCAAACCGTGCAAGCGGCGCGTGGTGACACACAATTCCTTGCACACATTCACCATGCAGGTCGTAATACGCTGTTTAGCAACACTTTTCTGCTCAGAACTACCTGATAAGATATCAGTTGACAGCGATTGGCACTGAATAATTCGATGAATTATAAAATGGTGGTGTGTTGGAGGGAGGAAGCATAAACATTAGCCAGACCTTTAGGTCTGAGAGTTGGAACTGTTCCAAGTCAGCCTAATAGCCAACTGGTTGTCTTACAACCATACCCCCCATTAGAGTTTGGTCGATGTCGGTAATACCGACCAGGTATGCGCAGCCCTACGAAGAATCAACTTCGTACCCATCTCTTATTCCCCTTTACTTTAGTGAAGGGGAATAGAGAGATGGATCAGTTTCAAATCAGCAAAATCAATGTCAGCTTTCCACATGATCACGAAGAATCAACTTCGTCGGCTTCGCTGAGTTGGAACTGTTCCAAGTCAAAATTCCCAACCCCTTACGTCCTTCTTAGAAAAATGACCCTGAGTTCTTACGAAGGGTCATTTATTCTTAGAAGGACTTGGGACGACCCACCAAGTCCAAACCAAAATGGAGAATTTAGTCATGGCAAAGCCAACCTTGGAATTACAAAATGTTCTTGCAAAGCCTTTCGGCGAAATCAAGAAGAAAGAACACACATTCGCTGAGGCACTGGATCACTTCGGTGAAGTGATTGGAAGCCTTCCAAACTTCAAAAATAAGCAACTTCAGTTGCTTGAAGTTGGTCTTTTCTTGAGCCGTCTAAAGACGGAACTTGGTGGTGACACCAAGGCTTTCGGAGACTTTATTGCAAAGTCTGAGCTTGGCTCTAAAGCCAAACTCAAATGGGGCAAAGGCTTTAACTCAGAGATCAGCAAGCTGATCTTGCTCTCGACTCAGCATAAGAATGCTGTTGAGTTTGTTAAACTTGGATCAACAGACTCGCTTTCTGGCACTGGGTTATTGAAAGCCTTCAATAACTGGGCGAAGAAAGCTGGCAAAGACCAAGCGGTTTCAATGTCGGCTAAAGCCGTTGAGAAAAGAGCTGAGCAAGCGGCTCAAAAAGAAGCCGCCGAGAAAGCCGCTAAAGCGGAAGCAAAGACTGCTGAGAAAGCCGCTAAAGCGGAAGAAAAGCGGATTGCTTCCTTAGAAGCACAAGTCAAAGAGCAAGAGGCTCAGCTTGCTGAAGCCTCAAAGATTGTTCCAGTAGGAACAACTAAGGTCAAAGCAAAGAAAGCTAAGAAGCTTTCAGCTACTGAGTTTGCTACTGAAGTAGCACTTCAACTAGAGTTGAATGGCATTTCGGTTGCTGACTTCCAAAATGCTCTAGAAGAGCAGTTGGAAATGCTTTCTGAAGCGGCTTAATAAGCCGTTACATCATCATAGCGTACCAAAGCCCTTACAGCTTGCTGTAGGGGCTTTTTTTATGCCTGAACAACAAACTTGTTTGTTGGATGAGTTGGAACAGTTCCAAGTCACAATCCCTCACATAACACATCACATAGGAGCGTGCATCATGCACTACATTCGTAAACTTTTCGACGTTCTTTTCAC